TTTAATAAATGTAATAAAAAATTATACCATTATCTAAATTTCTTTTATTTAAGACTTAATGGACTGAATAATTCCCTTTCACACTCTTCATATGACCATTGTGGATAGTCAAAATGAATTTTGTCTAATAAATTACAGTCTGAACCTACAGGACAACCACAAATATCATCTTTAAATTCTGTCATTCCTATATAGGGACATAATTCATATGGACACATGTGAACTTTTGAACTGGAAAGAAAAATAGCAACCACTCCCATGATTGCTATTATTATCATTACAACATATTTCATATAAATTCTGCTTTTAAAGTTTTAGGGTTAATATGAATTATTTGTTTACCTTGGTTTATTGCATATTTAATACAATTAGCAGTTCCACCTGATGTTCCATCCCATACAGCTAATAACAAATCACAATTATCAACCATCCATTGATTTCTTAATTGCATCTTTGCTGCTGTAAAATTACCTTCAGATATAACTACAACCTCTTTTGCTTGGTTAATTAAATTAAGATACGCTTTTCTTGATGCTGTAGGCCACATACTATCTTGACCTTTAAATGGAACAGCAGCTATAAATGGTATTTGATTTTCAACAGCTAAGATTGCGAATACTGTATCAATACCAAGTGCCATACCTGTTATCATTATATCAGGTTGATACATATCAATCTGCATCTGTATCAATTTCTTGATTTCTTTAATCAGATCACTTGTTAATTGATAGTCATTCCCCAATTTGTGAGGTCTGTGACCTGTGATTGCCATCTTCATAGATTGGATTTTTTTTTCGGATTAGTTCCCATTCTTCTTTTGTTATTCCTGTTCTAAGAAACTCTTTATCTTCTGGTGATAAGCATGGGAATATTATCTCCAGATGATGTTTATTACAATAAAACATTATCAATTGTCTAAAAGTAACAGGCAAGTCTCTTGTATTTAACTTGCCTGTTAATTCGCTTCTTCTAGTTATGAGCATGGTTTCTTCTTTCGTATTTTCTTTTAATAGGTAATACAATAACATCAGGACTTGTTTCAATTCCCATGAACTCTTTAGCATGTTCAGGGCTTATCAATTTACCATTGTGATTTACCCATTCAGGTAATCCATATTTATCCTGATAGATAGATACCATTCTACCTTTTGCATTGCTAAGATTGTTTGCATGAGTATCAAGTCCTCTTAGAATTGTTACTTTAGAGAATTTAAAACCCATTTTGGTTTGATTCGCCAAATCAACAATTCTAGTATCTTCACTCATTAACTTCCAAATTTCACCCCATGTAAGAAATCTATTTTGTTTCTTTATTATGGCATTAATTTCAGTTAACCACTTAACTCTTACAACAAATGTTTTTTCTTTAACAACACCACGTACTTCATATTCAGTTTCAAATTCAGAGCCTTTGAAACCTTTAAATGCATCAATCCACTTATACAGTTTCTCGATTTTGCTATCAAGTATTTTAACTTCTTCATCAATTTCAATGAAGTCCTCTCTGACCTGCTTTAAGAATGCCAGTTTCTCTTCATACTTTGGCATTACTGCATCTTTCATTTCTTGCAATTTTCTGATGTTATCATGATACATTGCAATAGTATCATGTTGCATCTCTTCACTAAGATTTGTAATCTTTTTTGTTTTCATGTGAATAGTTTTCTGGTGAATAATTATTGGACTCTGGTTATTAATCTGCTTTTACCTTGACACCCATAACCTGTAGATGCACAAGATTGTAAAGTTATGATAACTATTACAATAATTAAAAAGATTTTCATAGGCTTGTTATCCAAAGAGTTTCTGTTGTTTGTTTGTGTCTCCTTGCTCTTTCTTCTATTACTGTGTTAAAGTAATAAGATTGAACTACTCCGAAGTGTTCTGCAAGAATTTCATAACTGTGATATAATGTTAACTCACATATCTTTTGATATGAGTTATATGATAACTTACTTGTTACCATTATTTCATTTACAAACTCTTCTCCGTTAACTCCTAATAATGCTGCAAAAGCATTTGATAGCTTTTGATACTTTTGATCATATCTACTTGTCTTAATCTTCTTTGTTGCCATTTTTAATTGGATTTAGAAGTGACCTGCCTAACTCAACATTGAGGTTTGCAGGTCATTGTTAACTATTTCTGTTTATACCAATACCTGTATTATCAATATCATTAAATGATGGTTCTGGTTCTTTATAGTTTTTGATAACTTTTTCTGCTTTATCTAATATGTCTAATAATTCTTCATTTAATGTAGACATATCATCAAAATTACCATCACCATCATCTACCATATTTGCATGAGTAAATAACTGACCTTTCTTTCTTAATGTTAATAGTCTTTTTAATAAATCAATAGACGTATCATCAATGATTGCTATTGTGTGAAAAGGAACAGCATGTGAGAAGTCTTTAAATTGTACTCTTACCATTCTTGATGGATTAGTACCATTCTTTGCATCATTATAATCTTCTTCTGTACATGTACCACTTTCGTTATGGTAATTACAGTAAACTTTTAATGTTTTCATTGCTAACTATTTATTGGTGTTAATAATCTAAGTCTTTCAATAGATACTCCTAATTCAGTAACATGGCCATCCCTTACAGCTACACGTTTTTCATCGTGTATCATATCTACATATCCATAGCTATTATCTTTAGTATCAAAAACTAAATCTCCTACTTTTAATTCAGTAGGAATAGACTGTTTATATGCGATATTATTAATACGCATTATAACATTAATAGGCATGCTCATTGTGAATATATTATTGGTGAATTGATTTCATATTTGAAATAACAAAAGAGAGTAACACATTTCTGTGTTACTACTCTATCATCGAAAACCCAAAAACTCAAAACCTATATCTTTGGTTCTGTTTTAAGATACATCTTATAGCGTGTACCTTTCGCTGATGTTCTTACTACAAACAGGCTACCCGATTTAGAAATCAGGACAGGATACACATCACCCTTTGTTGTGGTGAATGTCTTTCCAGTTGGTGTACCAGTTGTATCAATTGGTGCTTTGATCTGCACATAATTACCTTTGCTGTCCAATTTGGCATTCTGACTGAAACATTTGCTGTTTGCAAACATAGCAACAATCAGCATACCAATGAAAAACAATTTCAACTTTAACTGTGAAGGTTTCATACTTCTTTTTTTGTTTTGATTTGTAAATAGAAATTACCGCATCCTATTATGTTTTGAATATAATAGGATGCGATAAGTGTTTGATTAATCTTCCATGGTGTACTGTGGCCCCATTATCTCTGCACCATTTGATTTACGCAAATCAATTGATGGTTCAATTTGTGAACATTCAGTATGACTTACCCATTCCTGTTTACGAACAATGGTTTCATCACGATTGTAATGGTCATATTCCAGCAACAATTTAGCATCCCGGTATTCATCTATCTCCAATACTACGCAATTATCCATTGTAGCATATTCAGAACTGCTCCTTTCTTTGGAACTTGGAGTTTTGTACATATATGCTTTCTTTGTAGTTCTTACTTTGTCACCAACTTTGAAGTTAATGTCATTAGTAAAGCCATTTAAGGCATTGTAAATGTAACTTAATTTCCCGGAATGCAATGCTGAACCAATAACTGCTTCTGTTACTAATTCTGCATGTTTGAAATCAACATTCATTGATTCCAATAACTTTTGTGCAATAGAATCTACTGACACTTCAACTGTAATAACCTGATTAAACTGTTTCAATTTGTGAATATTTAAAAGTGAATAAATGACATTTTAATTTACCCTCTGTAATCAGAGATACAATAAGTGAACATCATTACATCTTCCTCTTGGTGAAGGTATGCGTAATAACTATGAACTTATGCACGTAGGCTACAATGTATACCTTGTATGTATCTCTGATTACTTTGGGTGTTGTTCCTTAGCTGACAAGCTTCGGAATTATTTCAATCCATTGGTCATATTCTGGATTGGGATAATCTTTTGCAGATTTAATTTCAAGATAATTTGGTGACCACATTGATGCTCCCCATTCAACATTATCACCCAACAATTCTTTTAGCCATTCAATAGGAACAGCTACACTCATCTGGTCTACAGCAATTTCTCTAAGAGTTGTACCAAACACTCTATTAATGACTGGTGAATTACTTGACCATTCACCACCATGCCCCGGCCTCTGTTTTGCATCATCTGCAAAGAATCCAAACGTAAATATAGGTATTTCAGCATGTTTATATTCACGCAATCTATACTCACCTTCATGACCCGGTGTTTCATCCCTAATAATTTTCTCTGTTCTATTCCCTATCCAGAGACTATCATCTGAATAAAGATAAACATTCCAATGTTGGTTGAACCAACATAATTTAATTTTCATTGTGAATAGTTTTAAAAGGTAAAAAATTGGTCAATACTCTAGGTGTATTTCCTCCTCTGGATAGATTGTTATAGCCTTCCATCAGTACACGTACAAATGAGCATATTGACCAATATCTTAATAATCAGTATCTTCGCAAAGTAGGTGTTGCATTTCTTCTGGTTCAGGCCATACTGGTGCTATACCTTGTGTCATTATCTTAATAAAAGATTCTGTATCTTCTATTGTATAATGACGATTAGAACAATATACACATTGCTCTGATTCAGAAGGATGGCCTTTGTAATATGATACTTGATTATATTCTGTTTTATCAATGATTGCAGTATTTACTATACCATAAGGTAATAACCTTGTAGTTATTACAGTTGCTGATTTAGTTACTATACTCCACCACTCTTCACTTGTTAAGAATTTAAATTCATATATATTACCAAATTCCAGTATCGCTAACATTTGTGATTTTTCCACGTTATTTTATTTTAAGGATTTAAAAGAAAATGAATAGGCACTTCAAAGCGGCCTTATTGCTTGTCACTATATCGTCCCCAATATAGCCTTTTACTATTATCTAAGCATGTTAAATCGTGTATTATCTGGAATGCTTAACCAGTACACTAGATGCAAGTTTAATGAATTGTTTAATGTGGTCTTTTTGCATCAACACCACGTTTGTTATTTAAACTAGATGATGACTTAATTGTCATCATCTAGTATGTTTAGATCACCAGTATAATGTCCTTCTGTATCAAGGACAATTATTGAATCAATCATATAAGTAGAATGAACTCCACCTAATGTAACTATGTCACCAGCAACAAATGCTGGATGAACCCATTTCAATTCGGAAATAAATTCTTCATCAACACGAATAGGCCAAGAATGTACTTTTGCAAGTACTTTCTCATTGAGTATTTCATTACGTGCAATAATGATACTGTCAACACTACCTGCTGCTTTAATTGTAGGTTGAGATTCTGAACAACTGCTCATCATAATAACTAAGAAAGCAATGATACTTAAAAGGATTGCAAAGTTTTTCATTTTGGATTGTATTTTGGGCTATTATTATAAACCCTGATTATGAGAAAATTGGTGATAGTGAAAAGGTTGATGAAATTAGGAAGGTTACTTAGTAACAAGTAGCTATAAGTTTATGTTATAACAAGATATGTCTGACGCAATTATGCAAACTGTACTCTCTCTCATAGTATATATCCTGTACTAACACCCTACCTTATTAACTTTAATGAATATCTCTTGATTTCTGCTAGTTCTAACATTGTGTATGAAAAATAAAGGGGCTTACGCCCCCTTACCTACAACGTACCAATGACATTAGCCATGATACCAATACGATAGTTGTCAAACATCTTGCCTGAACCAGTGGATACTGGCTGGCTATGATGCATGTACAAATCAGAACGTGTTGGATTAGCGATTACACTGGTCAAATCAGTCTTGAGGATACTAACTTGCCTACGTGTAGTGTTATCCCAAATAGTACCATACAATGATGGAGTACCATCCTGATTAGCAAGACCTTCTTCGAAAGGTAATGTCTCTACGCCTAAAGCTTTCTTAATCTCGGAAATATTCATAAAGGTGATTTTAGTGGGGGGATACCTATCTCCCCGAAAATTAGTGAGGGTTAGTTGTAGGGAGGATTACGTTTCCATTTATCTTTAAAAATTTTTTACAAAAATTTTGTATGACTATTATGTTTATACATTATTCTTACCTATCTTGCAATGTTGACATTTTAACAGGCTCTTGACAATTTTACATGTTATTACTTTTCTGATTAATGTATAGGGTCTTATCTCTATTAGAGACTACTTTTACATCTTGCTGATTGCTAATTAGTTATATACCATTTTCTTGGCTAAATTAGCCAATTTCTCTAAAAAAAATGGCTAGATTAGCCAAATATAGTTTATCTTTATGAATGATTCAGAGAAAAATATCTCCGTCATATGTAGTCATTATGGATATGTTATTTAATACTCCAACTATAGAAGGTAATGTTATTATAAATGATATAAATGGTACATCATTTAAAAGAGGTGCTGTAGCAAACTTAAAGAATATAAGATTAGATAGAGACTTTATTATAATCAATAAAGAATTAGGGTCAATGTGTACACCTGCTCAATGGAATCTAGTTAATATAATACAAAGAGAACTGAAAATGTATAATGTATTATGGGAATGTAAACCTGAAATAAAGAACAATGGAAATTACTGTAAAGCAATCAAAGGATTTATAGAAATGAAGGTACTTATTAAAACTGAAACTACCAATATCTATATTGTAAATCCATATTATATTAGTTATGGTGAATACTTCGCAGTACTAAGTACAACAGCAGCTATGTTATTTAGAACTAATAGAATAAGACCTGATTTAATTACAGATAAACAACCTGTTAAAGAAATAAATTTGATAACAAATGAAAACTAAGAAATTAGTATTCTTTGATACAGAAGAAGCAAGTCCAAATGAAGATGATTTACTTCTAGTAGAATATAACGAAGGGTTCTATGAAGTAAGTTATTATGTTCATGCACTAGTTCCCGGTATGCCACCAATGATAAGGTCAAAAGATGCAATGGGTTATCAACCTTATGGTTGTATCAAATCATTTGCAGTATTAAGAAAATTAACTGAACAAGATATTAATGGATTTAATATAATGTAAACGCCATGCCATTCAAATCTAAACTCAAACTAATTCGTGGTTATATTAGGTATCAGATATTTCATGTATGTCCTAAATGCCAATCAAAAGATATAGATAAATGGTATTGCAATGTTTGTGATAATTATCAATATTATCCTAATCATGTATTACTTAATCAATGGTGGACTAAATATAAGGAGGTATTAAATGCCATTCAAAAGTAAAGCACAGCAAAAAGCCTGTTATGCAACTAAAGGATTTAAAGGTAAAGTGGATTGCAAACATTGGTCAGCAGTCACTAATCAAAAGACTCTACCTAAAAGGAAGAAAAAGAAGTAAAATGTTACAACCTCAAATAAATTATACTAGAATAGTACAAAGATTTCATAATGATGAAATTATTAAGTACCTTATCTCTCAAATTGAAAGAGTGTATAATAGGGCAAAGCCAAGTATAACTATTGATTTAAAATCAATGAGTATAGTATACCATCACAATGCTAATGAACAAGCTATTAACTATTGGAAGGAACAACTTGATAACTATGTGAAAGCAGAGTATCCAGAACTCACCGCATCCTTAGATAAAAAATAATAAATAGATATGCAGAATGAGAAATAAAAGGATAACAATTAATGTACGTTGTAAAAAAAATAAGGATAAGAATAAAGACTTTAAAGAATATGTTATTCCAGAAGGTAGACATTACTCTGAAAGACTAATTAGAGTTGAAACTAATGAGTATAAATTTAAAGTACGTTTTGATAGTTCTGCTATATATACTCTCCCATCACAAGATCAACATGATATTAATAAACTAACTGGCTTTTCAGATAACAATTCACATCACCAGCAATTTAGTGCAAGATTTGGTTGGAGATATTCAGATAATGAACTTAGGTTATTTGCATATGTATATAATGATGGTGAATGGTCAGAGAAAGAATTATCAATTATAGAAATAGATACAGTTTATACCTGTGGTATTGTAGTAAATAATGTTGACTATCTTTTCTATATTAAAGAATTAAGTATATTAATAGGAATGCCTAGAGCAGCAACTACTGATAAAGCAATAGGATATAAGTTATATCCTTACTTTGGTGGTAATAACGTTGCACCACATGATATAAGAATATGGTTAAAGTATCTTTAATAAATAAAACAAAACACAATGGAAACAGAAGTCTCAATGACAAAAGGAGAAGCTAGAGTAAGACGTAATTTTAATAATCTTGAAAGACAAGATGTAGCTTCTATTAAAAATGATGTAGCAATGTTAATTGATTTTTGTGAAGATGGTATTAAAACAGTTAAGGAGAATACCAGTTTAACTGATGTACAAAAAGGTGAAGCTATTCGCTTATGGTCATTAGCACAAACAGCTTATGAAGAAGGTGCAATGTGGGCTGTTAAAGCTGCAACTTCTAATCTTTAATAAGTAACAAATAAAATGATGCCAATAAGACCACCACCTAGATTTAGAGAAATCCAAATTATAATAACGTTAGTAACTATATTACTTATTCTTTATAAACTAATTACATGGAACCTTTTAAAGCTATAATCATTCCATTGCAACCACCTACTAAACCACCTATAGGTGGTGGTGGAAATATACCTAGACCAGATCATGACTTACCACTCTTTCCTTTTGTGCCTATAGTAGTACCTCCCGGTGGAGCATGGCCCGGAGAACCTCCTAGTGGAAGTGCAGAAAGACCTAATCAGGATTTACCTCTATTTCCTTTCTTCCCTATCGTTGTACCCCCAGGTGGTAGCTATCCTGATAATACATTACCTCCTACTGAACCACCACCAGTAGACCCCAATGCTCCACACCCTGACCAAACACTTCCCGGTGACTTACCACCAGATCAAACTACACCACCAGACCCTAATGCACCTAAACCTGAACATCCTATTAACTTACCTCCAAGTGAAGGTGGTTGGTGGGTATTTGTATATGTTCCCGGTATAGGATGGTCATGGATAGCATTTACTCCCGGTGGAGATTTACCAGAGAATCCAAATCCAGCACCTAAATGATGATTGCTAATAACTAGTGGTATGATAACCACTAGTTATTCTAAACAAAACACAACATGAAAAATTTATCAGAGATTAATACACAAACACATGAGGGTAGAAACTTAATTGCAGCATTAGTTATACTTACTGGTTCTAAAGAATTAACAATAGATAGTCAAACAGTTAATGGTGAACAAGTATCACCTGATGATATGTTACAGAAGGTTGTTAAGTTATCAGATAATATGTTTGAGAATGCTGCACCAATAGAAGATGGAATAATAGACCCACCTTCATTTGAACAAGAATTAGAGACTCTTATCAATAGACACTCAATGGAGAAAGATAGTAATACTCCTGATTTTATATTACGTGGTGTTTTAATTGAATGTTTAAAAATATTTAATGATGCTATTAATATGAGAGAAAGATGGTATGGAAGAAATAAACACGAAGTTCCATTTAGTGATGATATGAATGTTAAAGTTGTTGAAAGAAACAAAGAAATAGATTATAATGAAAATAATATAATTCCTGCTAATGTATATGAGATATGGATGGAAGGTTTTCAAGCTACAGGTCAATCTTCTGATGCACAAATGATAGGAAAAGGTGTAGGACAAACATTTGATGATGCAGTTAGAGAGTATGCTAGGAAAAATCCTGATAGTAAGATAGAACCTTATACAAGAAGTTCATTTTCATCAGATGAACACTTTAAGAACAGAAGAAGTAATTGGAAGATATGGGGCTGTGCATTATTTGATAATGAAACTGATGCTCGTAAATCATTTGGGTAATCTATTATACAAATTTTATCCAAGGGTGCGGTAGCTTATTATAATAAATTTTCACAAACTCACACAACTTGTTACTAAATGTTATATCTTCATTCACTCAAACAACACATTACCATGAAAGGTAAAAAGAAAGGCAAGAAGAGTTGCTGATCTCTTGATTTTGCCACAAAAAAGAACCCAATTTTCTGAACTCTTTCAAAAAAACGGGTTTTTTTTAAATATTTTCTAAAACTGCCTACCAAATTCCCTGCTTCTTTAGATTTTCTATAGTTTTTGCCCTGTTTATTAGAATCTATATACACCATATATATTATACAACATTATGTACCCTAAAATCCTCGGAAAATGGAGGTTATTGTTCGGCTTTTGTCCTGAATGTAACTCTAGCGCACCAAAGTTATATGATTGTCCAGTATGTTGCTATAATAAGTACAAGAATAGAGACATTCTTTGGAAAAGGTTTACTGATTATCATAAGTGGAAGGATGATACCATGTCTTATTATGAAGCTACTATAAGAACTTTAATAACAATTATACTAATTAGTGCATTAGTATTAGCTGTAACTTCAATTATCATATTCACATCAACTTTTAGCAATGATAAGTAGTCCAAGAAATAGGCCAGCATATAAGTTGCCTGAAAATATAGAAGCTGAATTAATCTTATATGATATAGTAGTTGATACATTCAATAAATACTTTTGGGGTAAGACTAAGTATAAGACAAGAGAAGAATATGCTACTCGTAATCAAGCCTTGTTTAATGGTGAAGATTTACGTAAGTCATATGAAATGTTTAAAGTTGAAATGAATCGTAATAGAGATAAGGGTTTTAGAGTTGATGATTCATCATATGGATTCTTTAGTTATTTACTTAGAATGTGTAAACTATAATTTATGCCAAAACCAATAATAGTAATTAAGTTAGAGTTAGAGGTGTTAAGAGGTGACTTAGATAATCTTTTAATAATGGAAGATATTTATTCTAAAAGATTTCATGACTATCATGTATTATGTGTACCTGTTAGAACTAATTCAGATGAACCAGTTCTATTACAGGTATTCTACGAAAAGAACTTTAGTCAAATTAGGTTTGAAGAACTAAAGAAGTATATTGTTAATCTGATTAATGATTTTAATACTGAACCTAAAGAAGAAGATAGACCAGCAATCATAGACCTCATTAAAAGTCTAAGACCTAACAATGAAATGACTTTCCAGATGTGTGCAGGTTATGGTAGTTTCAATAGATTTGCAATAGGTAACAAAGAACCTTGGGAATGGGATTGGAAGAAGATAGATGAAACTGATAGTAAAACTCTATTAGAACTTTATACAAGTGTAAATAAATTAATAAGTAGAAGATGAATGAATATATAGGTACTATAGATGTACGTAAAGCATATAAGCTTGTAGAAGCCTTAAACAAAAAGATAATGGATTCTACATTAGATGATACTGAATTACTCTTTGAAGTTGTAACTACTGGTAAGACTATCTATATCAATTGGATGGGATTAGAAATGTGGAGTTCAAGTGATGATAAAAGAAAGTATGTAGCATTAACACCTAATGCTGATAAAGTTAGAGAAGATTTATATCAATTCATTGTAAGAGAGATTGAATACATTAAACAGAATGTTGCATTAATTAACTTAAATAATAAAGACAATGACGGAGGCAAAACTAAAGGAACTGACAACTATTAGTCAAGAAATCAGGGAGATAGAAGGTAATATTGCACATCTTAACTCTGATGCTATTAAAGTAACAGTTGAAAGAACAAGAGCAATCGGCAATAGCACAAATGAAAATATTAAGATTGCGACACTAAGGAATGGTGATGAATTAACTAGGAAGATTAAAGGTTACTTACTCAACCAATACAATGAAAGGTTAACTGAATTAAAAAAACAGTTTAACGAAGCATAAAAAGTATTACATTTGTTATTCGTCGAAATTAGTTGATCTATAACTCTAAGCCTTTACATGTTTAAAGCTTAAAGATTTTAGTTTCAAAACTACCCCAGTCTCTACTGGGGTTTTCAGTTTTAAACTGAAATAATTTTCATTTTAAATAAAAGAAATTTAATTTTAATCTGAAAAACTTTAAATTTGAATATTAAGACGAAAGCATAATAATGAATATCAACTGATTGGGAATAATTTTACAAGACACAACGCCTCTAACTTTTCCTGTTCTTCGGAACAGGTTAAGTTATGGGTTAATACCAGATAATGAAACCGTATAAGAAAACATTAGAATTGCCTAGAAGGGAATACTATGAGGTTCATTTAAATTTGGTTAACTCAATTGCTAGATTAGGATTGACTAATAGGGAGATAGAAGTATTATCTGCATTTATGTCATTGGAAGGTGAACTTGCTGACAATATGTTCTGTACTCTTAGCAGGAAGAAAGTTAGATTAGCCTTAGAACTAAGTGATGCAGGATTGAGTAATTTCATAAGGAGTCTTGGTTCCAAAAAATGTATTATATCAGTTGATGATAATTTGCAGATTCATCCTACCTTGCATCCAAAGGATTCTGAACAGTTATACTACTTTAAACTGATATGTAAATGAACTGTAAAACTTTAGTTGAGAAATTCTACGAAACAATTAAAGATGATTATCCAGACCTTGATGTTAATGATGTAGGTAGGATATGTTACTCTGCTTTATTGTTTGTTAATAGGGCAATGACATTACCTCATATGCCTACTATTAGACTAAAGTATATTGGTACATTTGGAGTTAAGAAAGGAATGGCAATAGCTGCTAAGATGAAGTATGAGAATATGTACAAAGCAGGTAAGATAAACAAAAACATATACGAAGCTGAATTGCTAAAGCTAAATCATATAATTAATAAGTATGAGAGCAAAGAAGAACTGGAAGAACATTAAAGCATATTTTCAAGGTAACATAAGACATTGGTTATATTATCATGGATATGCAAGATTTTTAAAGGAACATATTAAAGAGCAATATGTTTTTCGTACTAGAGTAATGCGCAAATCTTGTTATGATAATGGAGTATGTGATGAATGTGGTTGTTTAACTACTAATTTACAATTTGCAGATAAACCATGTAGAGGAAGATGTTATCCTAGAATGATGACTAAAGGTGCATGGGATTGGTACAAGACTACTAAAACATATAAAGATGCCTTGGGACAAGTTGTTGAATGATTTAGGTACTATAAGACCTAAACAAAAAGTAACTGGTATATTTAACTTCATTGGTAAAATTAAGGTATTATCAATTGAAACATCTTGTGGTTGTGCTGGTGCAAAATGGGATGAAAAGGAACAAAGATTAACTATCAGTTATACTGGTGCTGATATACCACAACAAATAATTGCTCAAGGTAGAGACTATATGAATGTTACTCAAAATGCTAAACTTAAAACAGTAGTTAATGAGACTATTAAAGAGTATATATTGATGATTAAAATCAAAGTAGAAGATGTACGAATTTTTCGAGGTTAAGGACTTTATAGTTTGGCCCTCAAAAGAAATACTATTGATACCTGAATATGCTGAAATCTGGAATAGGGATGAATCACCTAAGAAAGAGTTAGCATTGAAGGAGTTTGCATTTGTTTACTTTAGAGTAAGTATGAGAATGAACAATCCTTTTAGAGCATATAATGAGAAGCTTAAACCCAGGAAGATAGCTGAAAGGATATTTAGAGATAATCCAGAATGGAGACCTGATGATAAAGTTAAACAACTAGTTGAAATATATCGTGAGGATATGAGGAACTCCTCATTAACTTATTCTTATTTAATTTCAGCTAAGATTGCGGCAGAACAATTAAAGGAATTCTTTAGTGAAGAAGGTACATTGAAGTTACGAAATAGTAGAACTGGCGCACCTTTATATAAACCAAGAGAGTTAACATCTGCATTAGCAGATACAAATGCAATAATAAGTAACCTTGAATCAATACAAAAGAAGATTGAACAAGAAGAACTTGTAGATAGTAAAGCGAAAAATACTAGAGAGGTAAATTTCTTTGAGATATGAATAGTATATCAGGACTTACCTCAAATCACTCTAAATTGAATGCTATCAGGAATCCTGATGGCATCTTTATTAATACCCAATGCTTCAGAGAAGAAGCTAATCATTTTGCAAAACATGGGTATTATACACCTGACCCTTGGGGAACACCAGCTTGGCAAGAGTATTGGCAAGAGCAACTTGATAGATGTAAGAATGGTTATTCATCTGGTGGAGTGAAGATAAGTGGTAATCATTATGGTTACATGAACTTCAGTCAGATTAAGAAAGTAGCACCGGGAGAGAATCCTGAAAGTAAGATGGCTAAGAAGATAGTAGCTATGCCTGACTTTTGGGATGGTGATTATAACTACTATCATTCTATTAATATAGCAAGGGATGGTATAACAAAACAAGCATTAGATGATTTAAAATTATCAGTTACCATTCGTGAGCAATATTTAGATGGTGCAAGACATGTAATCATTGGTAAGTCAAGACGTAAAGGTTATAGTTATAAGAATGGTTTCATTTGTGTTAATAACTATAACACTACTAGAAATGCATTATCTATTATAGGTGCATTTGATAAGAAGTATCTATATCCTAAAGGTACAATGGGTATGGCTACTGAACAACTTAACTTCCTTAATGAACATACTGGTTGGAGAAAAGCAAGAGATTACGTTGATAAACAAGATCATCGTAGAGCATCTTATAAAAAGACAGTAGAAGGTATAGGTATCGAATCAGGTTATATGTCAGAGATAATGGCAATAACCTTTAAAGATAATCCTGATGCAGCTAGGGGTAAAGATGCTGTAATAGTACTACTTGAAGAAGCTGGTGCATTTCCTAATCTTATTGATTCATTTATAGCTACAGCACCGGGATTATCAGCAGGTAAATATATAACAGGACAGATATTAATATTTGGTACTGGTGGTGATATGGAAAGTGGAACATTAGACTTTGCTGAAATGTTCTATAATCCTGATTTATATGGTATTATGCCATTTATGAACATATGGGATGAAAATGCTGAAATAGGTAATTGTGGATTCTTTCATCCTATTCAGTGGAATATGGAAGGTTATTATGATGAAGATGGTAATTCAGATGTAATAGGTGCATTAGCATATGAGAAATCAGTTAGAGATAAAATGACTTCTCAATCTTCAGGTTCTACTGTAGTACAATTACATATGCAGGAATATTGTACTTGTCCTGCTGAAGCTTTCTTGAGTGTTTCTCTTAATGACTTCCCTATAGTTGAATTAAGAGCAAGATTAAATAAGGTAGTAAATGAGAAGCTTTATTTAAAGCGTGGTGTACCATGTGAATTGTCATTAGAAGAAGGAAGGGTTAAGGTAACACCAGATATAAGAAATCTATTAGAACCTATATGGTTTAACAGACCAGCATCTAATAATAGGAATGGTGCAGTTATTATATATGAATATCCATTACCTAATGCACCTAGAGGTCTTTACAAGATAGGATATGACCCATATAGACAAGTTAATGGTAATTCATTAGCATCTATCATTGTGTATAAAGGTATTCAACGTGGTAGCTTTTCAAGAGATTGTATAGTAGCAGAGTATACAGGTAGACCACAAGACCCTGATGATGTTAATAAGATATTTGAGTTACTCATTATGTTATTCAATACAGAAGGAATGTATGAGAATGAAGTAACACATGTAAAATCTTATTTTGTTAGACGCAAGAAACTTAATCTATTAGCAGCACAACCAGATGCAGTAATATCAAAGGCAATTAATAACTCCGAAACTGAAAGGATTTATGGTTGTCATATGAATGAACAATTAAAGGATGCGGGTGAAAAATATATCAAGACTTGGTTATTAACACCAGTGAATGTAACAGAAGATGGAAGAGTATTAACAGTTATTGACTATATTGATTCACCGGGATTACTTGAACAGCTTATCATGTATAACAGAAAGGGCAATTATGACAGGGTTAGTGCTTTGATAATGGTAATGTTCCAGATAAATGAAGAGGAACTTGGGAAGGAATATAACGAAGAAGTAAAAAAAGATGAAAAATTATTATCTCTGATTGAGAACTTATATAAAAAAAATAGGTAGTTTTGAAAAAACCTAGTCAATGGATTTTTCTGTACCTAAGCATGACATGCTTACTCAAAAGCAGAAGGAACAAAATGATAACGAATGGTATAAGGAAAGGGCAAGGGGAATTGATAGTCTATGTAATAATGCCGTAGGATTTGGTGGTGTTGGTGAAATAGATCGTATGAAAGTAAATTACGATTTGTTTAACAATACCATAAATATGAAGGATTTTGATTATGTAGTTAAACCATTCGGAGAAAGTCTTGGTGAGTTACCTGCTACTTTAACTAATAGAGATATATGTAGTGCAAAAATAAAAGTTTTACATGGATTAGAATTAAAAAGACCTTTCGGATGGAAGGTCTTGGCAGTTAATGAAGAAGCTACTACTAGGAAGGAACAAGCTGAATTCGATATGATTTCACAGTTTGTTATCAATTCAATCATGCTACCTATAAAGCAAGAGATTGAAATGCAGTTCCAGCAACAGCAACAAGGAGGACAACAGTTAACAGCAGATCAACAAGAACAAATAAGGAAGCAAATAGCACAAGAACTAGAGACAAGGACACCAGAAGAAGTACGTAAGTACATGAAGCGTGACCATCAAGACCCTGCTGAAGCAATGATGCATCAGATATTGGAGTATCTTACACAATCAGAACAAGTAGAACATAAGTTTAATAGAGGTTGGAAACATGCTACATTATCAGCTAAAGAAATATATTGTATAGGTGTAAGAGCAGGTGAACCTTATATAAGTAATGTAAATCCAATTAGGTTTAATCATGATACTACAAAAGAAGAAGATGATTTTATAGAAGATGGTTCATGGGCAAGAGCAGAGTATCGCATGACACCAGAGCAGATAGTTAATTACTTTGGTGATAAATTAACTCCTAAACAAATTGAAGATGAAGTATATGGTGATTATAACTTAGCACATGGTTACTATGGTGATGATTTACTATTTGATTTTTCAACAGTTAATTATAGCGTAGATGCAAGAACAAAACAAGTATTTCACTATAACTTAGTATCGTTAAGGAAAGTAGGCTTTGTTAAATATCTGGATGAAGAAGGTCAAGAGCAGGAGGATATGGTAGATGAAAACTATCAGATGAATCCTGCTCTTGGCGATTTAAGTATTGAATGGGAATGGATACCACAGGTACATCAGATGTGGAGATTAGGTAGAGACTTGTTTGTTGATTGTGGGCCAGTACCGGGACAACATAAAGACTTAGATAATCTTCACTCACCAAAACTACAGTATTACGGAGTATCATATGATAATATGAACTCTGAAGCTACCTCTCCAATGGATAGGATTAAGGGTTATCAGTATCTATATAATATAGTAATGTATCGTATAGAATTATTGATGGCTTCAGATCAAGGTAAGATACTGTTAATGAATATCAAAGCTATTCCAAGATCAATGGGAATTGATATTGATAAATGGACTTACTTTTTAAATGCTATTAAAGTAGGTTGGGTTAATCCATCAGAAGAAGGAGCAAAAGGTGCAGATGTAACGAATATGGCTAAAGAGATAGATATGTCTCTTGTATCTGATATTCAGAAGTATATGAATATAGCTGAATACCTAGAGAACAAAGCAGGTTCTGCTATTGGAGTAACTAAACAAATGGAAGGTGAGATAGCAACATCTGATGCTGTTACTAATACAAAGCAATCAATTATACAAGGCACAACTATCCTAGAACCTTTATTCGATTTACATAATCAGGTTAAACAAAGATGTTTAACTGGATTAGTAGAACAAGCTAAGATAGCATGGTCAAGTGGTAAGCCACGTAAACTATCTTATATCTTAGATGATATGTCAGTCCATATGTTAACAGTAGACCAGAAATTACTGGATGCTAGTACATATGGACTTTTTGTTTTAAATTCATCTAAGTCTGCTGAAGCTAAGAAGATGGTTGAACAACTTGCACATGCAGCTATGCAGAACCAGATGATTGAAATGTCTGATGTAATTAAGATAATAAGAAGTGAAGGAATACAAGAATCTGAAGAATTACTTGAAGTATCTGAAGATCAGAAACATGCTAGGGAACTACAGAAACAAACTGCTGCAACAGAAGCACAAGCACAAGAAGCAGAGAAAGCAAGAGAGTTCCAGAGAGAAACATGGAAACATGATGATGAACAAGCTATAAGGGAAATACAAGAGAAAGGTAAAATTGAACTACAGAAAGCTACTATATCAGCATTAGGATTTGCAGAAGATAAAGATATGGATAGAGATAGAGAACCAGATGTATTGGAAGTATATAAACATGGACTTGATGCTATGGTAGTACAAGGTAAACTTGATCAGATAGAATCAGAAATTCTTCTTAAAGAGAAACAATTTGAACATCAAAAAGAGGTAGATAAAGAGAAACTTAGAATTGATGATAAAAAAGCATCGCAAAAACCTAGATCAAAATAGCTATTATAGAAGTTATTTCAGGACTTCATTTTCAAACTGAAAAAAATTACATTTTCAAACTTAAATTTGTATCCGATGCCAAGCAAAACACAACAAACTGAAGAAAATTCTTTAGAAGATTACTTCGACAATGATGATGAATTATTTGACTTTAATAAAACAGGGCCAGTTAAAGTAGATGAAAAAGATGATAAGCCTAAAGATGAAAAGCCCAAAGATGATAAAAGCAAGAAAGGTGATGATGATAAGACTGATGATGATGAGGATGATAAAAACGTAGACGATGATGACTTCTCCGAATTTGATAACATTGATAGGAAGAAGAAAGCTAATAAGGAAGGAAAAAAGGATGAAGGAGATAAAAGTAAAGACAAGAAGGACACTAAGGATGATGATACTGATGGAGATGAGGAAGAAGATGATGTTAGGTTCTATACCAGTCTTGCGCATTCATTAAAAGAAAAGGGAATTATTTCTATTGATTTTGAAAAGGATGCGGAATTCGATGAAGATACATTCTTTGAATTACAGGACAAGGAGTTAGAAGAAAGAACAAATGAAGCAATAGATGAATTCTTTAAAGGTCTTGATAACGATGCAAAACAATTTATCAAGTATAAGAAAGATGGTGGAGCAACTAATAAGTTCTTACAAGTATATAGTCAACCAACTTTCAAACCAGACCTTGATCTTACAGTTGATGGTAATAAACATAAGGTAATTAAAACATACCTAAGAGAAATAGAAGGTCTGGATGATGAGGAAGTAGATGAACGTTTTGAGTTTTTGAAAGATGCTGCAAGAGTTGATAAGTATGCTAAGAAATATCATACTTACTTTGTTGAGAAAGAAGCACATGATAAACAACAACTCTTAGCAAGACAAGCCGCAGCCAAAGAGAAAGCAATTAGTGATGCTAATGAGTTTAAGAAAGCAATGATTGAAGTATTCAAAAAGGATGAAGTTGCTGGAATACCAATCGCATCCAAAGAAAGAAACAAATTAATTGACTTTACTTTAAATGCTACAATTAAAACTAAGATAGGTTACAGAACTCCATTCCAACAAAGGTTAGATAAGGCTTTAGATAATGATGAAGAAACGGCAGCTTTAGCTAAGATATTAATGAATGACTTTAAGTTGCCGGAGATTGAGAAGAAAGGTGAGACTAAGAAAGTGCAATCAATCAGAGAGAAGTTAGCTGTAGCCAAAGAAAAGAAAACTCCTTCATCAGCTAAAGTAGAACATGCAAGAACAATAGCTGATTTACTCGGATAACTTTAATACGAATATAAAAAATTAAACAATGGCAAAGATAGAAAGTCGTCTTATAACTAAGAAGATGCCTTGGCACGCTAACATGACAGAAATGAACCATTTGGGTGCTGCGCTTATAGCAAAGCCCCATGTTATGGAAGGTGTAATGACCAAGCTATTCACTTCGCAGCAGTACAGCGATAATGCATTGACCTCAATGCTTGTCAAGGAAGGGCGAACTAAAACTATTGATAGATCATCTTGGGAGTGGCAACTTCGTGGTGCATCTACTAGGCCATTGGTTGTAGTTGAAAACATGCAGCCTGATAGTAATACTACTATTGGTAAATACAAAGTTGATTTTGATCAAAAATTCGATGAAAACTGGTGGAAACCCGGTGATGTTATTCATCCCGGTACATCTGATAAGCGTAATCAGTGTCGTGTAGTTACACCACCACAACGTCATGGTAAAGGATGGGTATATAAACTCCGTATCATGACAGATGATAATTCCTTCTTCATTAACTCCAAATATTTCACAACTGGTACACTTTGGAGCAAACTGTACTCTGTTTACGAAGAAGGTGCAGAACAGGCTGGTTCTACTCAATACAGCAGCAATCTTTCTCTTGAAAATGAATTGGGACGTTTCCGTAAAAGTTACATGGTAACTGGTGACGTTGCTAATGAAGCATTGGCTGTAATGATACCAACATCTGATGGACAGATGGTTAAAAGCTGGATTAAATATGCTGAAGTTGAATATTGGCAACAATGGTACAAGGAATTAGATGTTGCTAACATTTACTCTCGTAAAGTAAATACAGTAACAGGTGGTAATGGAAGGCCAGTAAATACATTCCCCGGTATTCAGGAACAACTTGAAGATAGCCATGTGCATCATTTCTCTGTGTTATCTGCAAGGTTGATTGAAGAATACCTGATGGATATATTCTATGGCAGGGTAAAACCGGGAGCGCAGCGTCATGTGAAGGGACTAACTGGCGAATATGGTATGTTGAATTTCCATCGTGCAATTGAAAGAATTGATGCTAAACGTGGATTCCTTCAGGTTGTTGATGATAAATTCATTCAGAAGGTATCTTCTCCATACCATACAAATGCACTCTCTTATGGTTATCAATATACCATGTATAAGATGGCAAATGGTTCTTCACTTGAACTAGTACACTTGCCTCTTTATGATGATCGTGAAATCAACATGGAGATTGACCCAGTAACAGGGTATCCAACAGAATCACAAAGAATCACATTCCTTGACTTCGGTGATAAGAACAATAGTAACATATCATTGATTAACAAGAAAGATGAATTTAAAGTCGGATATGTAGCTGGTACACAAAATCCTTATGGCCCTGCAAAGAACAACTTAATGGCACATACAGGTGACTATTATGAATTGCTGGTTCAGGACAGGAAAGGTGTACACATTGAAGATGTAACT